GGGAAGGGGCTAAATGCTTATCCTCAAACTAGAGTATCCACTTTGCGTGAAACATCTCCAGCTATCTTAACGGCTTTTTTCCCGTCATAGATCACTTTGTCAAAATGTTTAAGTATTTGGCGCAACACCTGTACGCCAACAATACACCTCATTCGCCCATCATCATCATTGGCCTCGCACATTACGGCCTGATCGAGAAATGAACGTTCTAACTGCTTAAACGCTTCTTGCAGTATAGGGTCATCTTTTAATCTCTTCGCGTCATGGGCTATCCATTCAGCGGATTGGTCATTAGGGTTGCTCAATTTATTGCCTTATAAAATTAGATAGAGGGTCCGTCACCGCCAGTGGAATCGTTACCGCTGCTGCCGTCGTTACCGCTGCTGCTGCCGCTGCTGCCGTCGTTACCGCCAGCACCACTTTCATTCCCCCCACCAGGGCCGTCTGCACCGCCAGTGCCTTCGTTACCACCAGATTCATCGATGCCTCTTAAAGAGGCATTAATAAGCCCGCGAACAGTGCCAGGAGTTAATGTTTGGCCCTTCATGGACCCTTTTTTATATGTAGCCTTGTTTAAGGGGACGCTATTACCACTATTATCTGTCCCGTAAAAATAACTCGCCAACGGACCTGATCCGCTTGCATCAGCAATGTTAAAAGTTCCACCCCCCGCGTCAGTAAACGAGCGGAAAACAGATTGAGGATCTTGGTTGCCAAAGTTTGCTTGCCCCAAAGACGTTTGAAACTGCATTAAGTCGTTTAAAGTAAACTCACCGTCGCCTTGTTCTTCTCCTTCTCCCCCAAAGTTGCTTCCTTCTGGGGCAGTTCCAGAGAAAAGACCGCTTGGGGCTATGGGTTCAAATTTGTTTGTGTAAGGGTTATATTGCTCCCCGTTTAAACGGCCACCACTAAAATTTTGACGGATACTCGCAAAGTCCTTGCCCCCATCCAGAAGGGAGCCCCCGCCATATGCAGGACGGTTAATCAACCTATCGTCAAGAAGCCCTCCCCCTACTGGGTACAAAGTGTTCCCGTCTACAGATATTGGAGATCGAGACATTTTAATAGCCCCCTACGGATTTTTTGGGTTTCTTCACTTTTTTCGGAATCCCCGTTTTTGTAGATTTCCCCCCAAGGAAAGTCTGCATCTTTTTAGTTGTTATTTTATCGCTATGCGAATTGTGCATTACGCTCTCCTAATCATATAAGTTTATATTTCCGTTGCCATCCGAAGAACCAGCCGCCATTTTTTCTCGCTCTAATTCTTTTTCGGCTTCTAACTCGCGCATTCTGTATTCGTGATCTCTTTGCATTTTCTCGTATTCAAACGCCAAACGGTTAGCCGCCCCATCTCGATCAACAGCAGCTTTTAGCTCCGCCGCTTCTCGTTGAGTTTTAGCGGCCAATTCAGCTTTAAACCTAGCTACCTCTGCATCAGAGGACGCTTTCATTCTATCCGTTTCGCCTCGCATCTGAGCTTCAGCCTGACTTTGCTGCAACTTCGCTTGCGCTTGCATTTTAGCAAGCTCCATTTTTTGCTGGGCTTCCATTTGTTTCGGATTAGGCTGTTTTGGCTGGCCTTTTTGGGCCATCATTGCTTGAGTCGGATCAGTAAAGAAAAGGCCTGGGTTTAAATCAGCGGCTTCGCATATCTTCTTTAGCGTATTGTAATACTGGTTAATTGGAGCTATTGGGTTATCAATTCCAAGCTGTTGCATTAAAGCCTCTTGTTTCTGAGCAACAACCGAAAGTTTGCTAATCTGTTCTTGCTTAGTCCCCATACCAAGACCAACATTAATTGTTAAATCCATGTCAACGTTCCAAGTAGAAGGGTCAATCTTTGCCCAAGATCCGCGTAAACGGACAACCTCTTCTTTGTTTTGGTGACGATTTAACATCTGTATCGCCAAGCGCATTAATCGCGTCCAACCAGTTTCCGCAAATTGTCGGCATATCAACTCAACGCGGGCTCTAGCCGCATTCGCCATTTCATCTACACCACGCGCTGTTTCGGTGGTGACTTTACTTGCGTCCAAACCGCCAGCCATGTCATTAATGCCCGTGCGTTTCTGCAACATTGCATCAATCCATTGCAGCATTGGAAAGGCTTGCGCTCCAGACCATTGAGTGTTCAAAGGAACAATTGCGGTTCTTGGATCGCCAGTTACTCGATAAATACTGCCAGGGTCTTCGCTTAGTAAATCGTCAAGCTCCACTCTATTCTCATCAACTGCTTTGTGAGGGTAAAGCGATAGGTAAAGCCCATCCATCATACTCCGCCAAAGAGCGGTCTTTAACCTCTGCAAATCTTTCGTCAAATCGGCTAAACTATACCCGTAAACTCGATGGGGTCTTGGTATTGCTGTTATCTCAGCAAAAGGCAGCTCTTCCGCTATCTCGTTGCTAAGTATTTGAGTGTTGCTTGCGCCCCCTACGCAAGTAACACGCCGAAGTTCAGCGCGTCCATCGCCATCGTAATCAACTTTCAGATAACATTCGTAAACAAATACTCGTCTTTGTGTAGGGTCTAAATCCGCATACTGATCCGTAACAGTAGAAACGTCACTAAATCTTTGCTGGGTTAATTCATCATAAACCTCGTCATTGAAAGTTGAAGCTGTTTCAATTATATCAGGGTCATATCCCTCTGCAATTAACTCTTCAACCGTGCGAGCTTGGCGGTGGCAAGCAAAACTCCAAGTGTTGTCTTCCTCATCAAGAGATCGCGCCCGCTTGTTGATAAAAAACTCCTCTGGGGGTATTGCTTCCCACCTCAGTTTTCCTTTAGTTTGAGTGTGGCGAATCCTAACATCATGCGTTGCGCTGACGTTGACATTCTCAATTCCTTCTAGCGCAGTCTTCATTGCATCTTCCGCGCTAACACGCTCTTCAGTCGCGTCTATCTCGCCAAACTCAGTATGCTCTAAAACCTCAACATCGTCTTGGCTAACAAGCACCATGTATTCTTGCTCAGATAAACCGCTATACTGCTCCTCTTTGACTTTTTCGGTTTCATCCCACCACAACTTGCAAAAACTAGATCCTGTAATTAGCGCACTTTTCATCCAACTTGACGCAATGCGGAAACCAGGGTTTTGTTTCATCAAAACATGGTTGACGTAATCAGTGGCTTGTTCTGCCGCCTCTTCATCCTCTGGGCCTACTGGCTCAAAAATAGCCGCGCTTTCTGTCCCCATAAAACAACGGACAAGGGAAGGCATAACCATTTCTACTGCTTCCAGAACATCCCTAGACATGACGGAAGAACGACCATCCCTCTCATCCCCATAGGGAGCACCTTCGTAACGGGCAAGGTTGTCCCTAAAATTAGCAGACAATTCATCGCCTTCATAGCCAAGGCTATCGCGTATACTATTTGCGATAATTGAAGTTAACTGGTCGTCATCGACCTTTTCAACCATTAGATACTGCTTTCAGTTTAGAAGCCTCTTCACCGCAAGTGCATTGCTTCTTGTCTAACCGCTTTACAATCGTTCCAAGAGTCTCAACTAGTTTTTGCAATTCGGAAATCCGTGATCCCATTTTTCTTTGTGATGCAAGGTCCATTTTATACGATCCAACTCCTATCTGGTTTTTTCATCGTCCCTCTGGGACGCGCTGTTCTGAAGCCCTCGCAAGCCAAGCCAAAGCTATCTGAACTATGGCTAGCCCAATTGTGCAGCGGTCTTGGCTTTAGAACTCGATTCTTGCTATCCCAGTCATATCTGTAAGCCCGCAAACCACGCATTCCTTCGTGGCATTTATCTTTGTCAAACCACAAACGCCCGAATGCAGTCCTTGCCGCGTGTATCCTATCCTCTGGGCTAGTCCTTGGCATTACCGTTGGCGGAACGCCCATGTTCCGCAAAGTATCTGCCCTACTAACCCCTGTTCCTAATTCCCTTGCCTCAACATCATGGGGGAATAAATAGCTACCATAGTTGTACGGCTTATCCTTTAACACCTTTACATAGTGGTCTAATCCTACGCCACTGTTTTCGTAATAATCAATAAAGTGGATTTCTCTGCCAATTTCTTGCCAAAACCACATTGTGAACATATCACTAACGCCAAGGTCAAACGACACATTAACAAGTGCCGCTTTATCGTGAGGCACACCCGATATTCTACCCTCGTCCTGTGCGTCCGTCATATCATCGCCAAATATAGAGCCTCTCGTATTGGCGGACCACGAACATAAAAACTCCTGATCGTATTCAGACTTACTCATTGACTTTCGTGCGTCTTCAAGTTCTTCCGCGTCTATAATATTTGTCTCGTCAGCCCTGTACGTCCGCGCATACCAGTTGCCGCCCGTAGCCTCTGCGTGTTGGTAAATCTCCGCAAAGTTATTGTCTGATCCAGCAGGGGTTCCTATAAATATAGCCCAACCCTTTCTATCCGTCAAAGCTGGGCGCAAAACCTCAGACCACACTCTAGGATGCATCTGGCCGAACTCATCGCAGATAACCCCATCAAATCTCTGCCCTCGCATTGTGTCGGGAGAGTCTGATCCCGCCAAAGTTATACGGCTTTGATTGTGCGGGAAGTCCGCTCTTAACTCTTGCTCGTTAAACTGCACATTAGGTATGCCTCTAGTCATCTGTTTAAGCATGTCCCAGGCAGTGTTCTTGCTCTGGCTGCGTAATGGGCTAACAAAAGCGTATCTAGGTAGCTCTTGCTCGTTTGTGAGTGCATCACGCAATGCATGCATTAAGGCAAACGTAGTTTTCCCAAACCGCCTGTGGCAACACAACACGTTGAAACGTTGCAATTCGCTATGCAATTTAGCCTGTAATGGGCGAGGCTTATACGGTATTTCTACTGTGGCCATGTCAATTCAATTTTCGCTTTTCAGAATTTTCAGATTTTATATACAGCGTTCCGTCTTTGGCTGCGGAGCGGGTAAAGGCGATTTTTGGCGGGGGTTCGGTTTTTAGAAAAGCCGTTTTGAGCATCAAAACCCAAAAAACAAACCCCATTTACTGCCGTAACTCTTCCAACACACGCTAAACAGTTGTTATTGTTGTATCTTTTTATAGTTGACCACTATAAATCCGGTAAAGTTGCTACTGTTTAAACAGTATTCCTTTGAATATAGCCAATGATTACAATGGCTTACTCTGTTTTACCCTCTATGGTGATTGCCTGATCTGCATCTGTGAGCCATTTAAAGCTGACGTTGGTGTCTTGCTCCACTTTCACGACATCTAGGCCCGTCCACTTGCCTAATAATCCCAGGGCAGACACGCGGGCTCCGTGGGTTGCGCCATCACCGGCATATAAGGCTTGCCTCATGACCAAGCCCATCAACGTTTCTCGGCTAAAATCCATTTTATCAGCTACCTTTTGCTGGCTTTTCTCGACCGCGTTTTTCACCTTGACATTTCTCAACAATCTACTCGACTGACTTTCCGCCGTGTGTTTGCTGTAACCCGCTGTTATTGCGGCACTTTTACCGTTAAAGCCATTTGACATATAAGCTTTAACGAAATGGCCTTGTTTGTTGCTTAATTTATCCACCAAAAAAACCTTATATATATTAAGATGTAACCGCATAAAAAAAAGCCCACTGTTTTTGGGGGCTCTTCCTTGCGCCGTGGAATGCAAGGATAATCATTTGTAGCGTTCGCGTTCCCTGCCACGCAATAGCTAATTACCTGGTGACATCATATTTGTGATGGTTACACGATATAATCCGTAACAACATTTACTTACCGTTAAAACTACATTACTTATGGATGCTTAGATAGATGCATCGGATTATGCCGCATCGTAACAACATGGAATATAAAAAATGTTAAAATCACATGTAGAAGAAATAGCTAAAAATATCAGTCAGGGCATCGAGGGCGAGGATGGCTTTATGGGCGGTTTCGAGTATTTAGAAGATGTACTGGACATCGAGTATGTCGTTAATAGCCGCAAAGAATATTTAGGTGCGCGTATATTGGTTGCTTTTGGCGGGCCTAATATCTGGGTTAATACGCGCACTCAAACAGTCGAGGGCTGTTGGTGGGGCGAACGCGCAGAGGCTAGCTATAGCAAAGATGAAATTGGCCTCGATGATGCGTGTGAAGAATTGTGGGGAGAAGAATAATGGATGAGTTAAATTTTTTCGACTGGCCTAGCGATCTAAATATTCCCGATGAATGGGAAAATACAAGTTGGGCGCAAGACTTGACGCCATCATATGAATTTAATGGGTGGAAAATACATATAGACCATCCCGACCCCGAAAAATCAGCCCTTAAAATGGAATACGGGACAAAAGAGGACGGGAGCGCGTTTCATCGGTTTTGTGTTTTCCCCGCACATGAAGAGGAAGTTTTAGAAAATATGCTCGATACAGATGATTTCAACGAGGTTATTAAGTTTGTTAGTCGGAAGCAATCATAACCTAAAGGCGGGGGATGCGCCCCCGCTTCTGGGGTGTGAATGTTTGCACCAAGCAAAACGGGCAAGGATGGAAGCCTCGCCCGTTCGTTGCTTAAACAACATGTCTAAACAAAGGATATAAACAACATGAATATTACACTAAATGAGGACCAAGCGAAAGCCCTTGCTAATGGGGCAAACACGTTGCTAACCATCGAAAGAAATTTTCGAGATGGCTTGATGGACTTTTATGTAAGTGATTTAAATAAAATCATGTGTCTCCAATATGAAATTGTCCGAATGCTTAATCTGAAATCTGAAGTTTTAACTTCGGATTGGGTTTTTCAAGACACCAAGGCAAAAAGGAAAGGGGCAAGAAAATGAGCAAGGAATATTATTTGACCAGAGATGGCGAAACCTTTGAGGAAATAAGTCTTAACGAACTTGGACGGGAGTTGTTAACTTATGACGGGGCTAAGTTTGATATAAGTGTAGAAGTTACCTTAATACATAAAAAGCCCATCGGCGGGGGAAACTTTGCTCACTGGGAAGAATTAAAAGACTTTTACATGATGAACGAAACCCGTGATTTAGAAAAAGCAGAAGAAATGCTCGTTGAAAAGTTTGCGGAAAATTTTATTGAGCAAGACAGCAATTATGGAGAATGGTTAAACGTTCCCGATAATTGGAAAGCCTACACAGAGGAAGGTTATCAAACAGAAATTCAATGGATAAAGGATAACTCTGATGGCTGAATGGAGTAATGAGGTGGTAGCCAAAACTCACCTTAAAACCGCGAAGCGCACCCAATATAAAGTTGGGGGCGCAAGCGGGGCTAAGAATTTATATTTGGCTGTTCAACCCACGGGCGGGAAACAATGGTTTTTTCGCAAGATCGTGAAGGGAAAGAGCAAGTCGCATTTCTTGGGACCGTTCCCCGAAATCCAAATTGAGGAAGCCGTGGAAAAGGCTATAGCTTTAAGCCGTGAATATTGGGAGAATAAGTTATGAATAGGAAAAAGATCATCAATGGAAAGTCTTATAACACTGTAACTGCAACTTTTGTAGATAACCTTATCATCAATGGCCCACCAATTAAAGGTAAAAAGGAAATGCGAGGGAATAAACAATCAAAGATGCTATCTTTAGAACAAAGGATCAAAAAAGCTATACTTAAAACCAGAAGATATTCAACAACACCTTAGAGCCAAAGGAATGATAGTGTCGTAAACTAGTCAAGGGTAACAACTTCCCGAAGTTTATACCCCCAAAACACCCTCACATGATTGTGGGGGTGTTTTTTATTGTCCCGCTTAAAACACAGTAACGGGTCAAATGCCTAACTATCAATTCTGATGCGTAGCAGATCGGA